TTACTTTTTGTGTGTTATCGTATATACAAGAGTAATAACTGCACAAAGCATAATTACAAATGTGAATAAATCGCTATATGTAACCATTGGCATCCAGCTCCCTTCCTTTGTAAGTCCGGCAACTGTCGTAGCACCCTTCGGCTCCCTGATTAAGTTCATTATTAAGTTATCGGTATTATAGTACATATGTTAATAATTGGCAATAGAGAACCCCTGAAAGTCTGGTCCACTTTCAGGGGTTTTGTTTTGTTCAAAATGGAACATATTATGTGTCTGATGCCATTATATCATATCCAAAATCTATTTACAATTTACAAGCGATATATCACTATTCAAAACCACGGTCATTTCCTGCGTTTCCTTATTCCAGACAAAATGGTCTACGACTTCCAGTAAAGCATTATGCTTTTCCATATCATTTGAATTTTCATCTTTTATAATATCAATCAATCCCTGAAAATCAACATCTTTGTGAACTGATGCAGGGTGAACGGTGACGGTGGCAGCTTCAAGTTTTTCGTTTAACTCTGTGCGTCTTTTCAAAATAAGTTCTTTATTTGCTTTGTATTCTTCTAAGGTGTCTATCTCATTTATATACGCATCTTTGATACGCTTCATTTTTGCATCAAGTGATTTGAGTTCTTTTAATATATATCCCCGTTCTGTATTTTCGGTATTGATTACATTTAGATTATAATTGTAAAAATATCCTGAGCCGGATAGTTCTTCGAGGATGGAGAGAACTTCTTTTTCAGCATTTTTCAATGTGATGCCATTTCGTGTAGAACAGAGCCCTTTTGAATATTTCCAGCAACAAAAATTTGGAACTGTTTTAGTACCACCGTGGGCGAAACCGAGTGAAGCACCGCATTTTGAGCATTTAATCATGCCGGACAACCAGTTGGCAAGGAGTGGAGCAGGGCGGCGTTTCTTGTTATATCCCGTGCGGAGTCTGTCGTGTGCTCTACGGTTTGCAGCCTTTGAGAATTGTTCTTCAGATATGATAGCTTCGTGTTTGCCGTCAGATATAATCACATCGTCAGGATTTTTTCTTTTATTACTCTGTTTGTCAAAAAAGTTCCACCGGATTTTTCCTATATAAAAAGGGTTTTCAAGTATATATCCGATAACACGGGTTTCAAAAAGAGATCCTCTTGCCGTTCTATAACCGGATTTATTAAGTTTTGCGGCTATGTCACCCATCGGGATATTCTGCTCTGTGTACATATCAAAAATCTTTCTGACAATCTCAGCACCTTTGGGTTCAATCTGTGGTATCTTATCTCTGCCACGCTCTTTGATATAACCGATTGGAACATTGGAGTTGTAACCGCCTTTTAAAGCCTTTTGTGTCATGCCACGCATAACTTCTCCGGATAAATTGTATAAGTAAAATTCGTCACTCCATTCAATAACCATCTCAATTAAGCGACCATACATACCCTCAACTATCGGCTCAGAAACGCTTATAACATCAACATTGCATTTTTTACGGAGAACTGATTTATAATAAGTGCTTTCATCAATGTTCCTAGCAAAACGTGAGAACTTCCAAAGGAGAATAGCATCATAGGGGTGTGCTTTATCTTTACACGTTGCGATCATTTCTTGAAAAGCAGGTCGTTTATCTGCCTTTTTGCCAGAGATGCCTTTATCTTCCTGATAGATTCTTGTAAGCAGCATGTTGTGCTGTTCTGCATAATCCTTGATGAGCCTGATCTGACTTTCTGGAGAAAGTTCTTCCTGTTTGTCAGTAGAGACTCGGATGTATGCACAGACTTCTTTTAATTTTTCAGACATGGTTTCTTCCTCCTTAAAATTTGGTATAAAAAATAAGCCTATACAAAAGAAAAGGCTTATGCTAAAATAGATATGCGTTATCTTTAGCTTTTAGCCATATTCTTTTGTGGGTAAAGCATAAGATTTTTGACCGTCCTTTGTGGGCGGTCATTTTTTTGATTAGATTTCATTTATATGAATTAGTTCATTAAATTGCTGTTTTATTGTAATAACTTTAATCGTCAAGATTATAATCATCCAAGCTGTTTTCAAGTCCTGTATTAAAATTATTAAATGCCTTATTTATCTTTGATACATAATTATATGCTACAAGACCCGATACAATAGAAATAACTAATGAAATAATTGTAACAATAAACATAAAAGTCACTTTTTTATGCATTGCAGTTACTTCACGATAGATTTTTCTATCCAGATTTTCTAATTGGTTGCTTTCAGTTACATTTTTGATTGCGTTATCTTTTTCAAATGTTGATGCTGAATCCCATTCTTCAGCAGTCATGTGCAAATATGTTCCAGGCATACCACAGGTTGTACAGTTTGCCTGTGTTCCTTCCTGTGAAAATGGTTTGCCACAATTTGGACAATAATGCATGTATTTCATAATTTTTTTCTCCTTTTTAGATGTTTTTAAAAGCATATATAATTCAAAATGTATTTTCTACATTCTCTGCTTTCGATTTTTTATGAACCATCAAAGTTGGTTCAAAATATATATTATAGTATCCATAGGACACTGATATTCCATATTTTTGTCTGTAACACTCCAATGCATCTTGAAAAAATTTTTCGGTTACACCTAAACAGTCAGCCATTTCATTGATATTTCTGCATCGTTCTTCAAAGCATTTTACCAATCCGGCAAGACCAATCTGTTTATTGTAAGCCCAAAGTCTTGCGGTGTGTTCCTGTTTGCGGTTGGAGAAATCTGTCTGGTTGAGAATATCTCCAACAGATGTGTAATAATGACCTAGTTCTTCGGCAAGTACACATGCCTTTTTAGTTTCTGGTATATCTTTTTTTATAGCTATTGTTGTATTAAGTATTAAGCCGCTATGTGCTTTTAAAGGTAATTCAATAATTTCAATATGTTTTTGCGTTGCTTCTATTGTTAATTCTTCGTAATTCAATAAATCCTCCAAAATATATTATTGTTTGTTGTTTTTTATATGATTTTTGAGTATTTCAATATCATTTTGTCTGTCTGTTTCTGATGCGTCATCATCTTCATGTGCTGCCAACAGTGAAACCTTAACATCATTGTTTTTGGGTGGAACCATATTGTCAATCATGCCATATATAATATTTTTTTGGTTATCTGTCAGTTTATTTAATTTTGGTATATATTGCATAAGTCTATCTGAATATTTTGAGTTATTATCCGAGGATAATTTGCCACAGTCAATTATATTTGTAGCTGTTAGTTCTTCAGCAAGGTATTGTGAGTTTGGGGCAGAATATCGTTCTTGGGGGACATCAAACCCCATAAGCCAAGATTCATTAACATTTAGAGCTATTCCCAGAAGAAATAACTTATCTTGCCCAGGTTCATTTTTTCCAGATATATATTGACTTAAATCGGATTTATTAAGTTTTATATTATATTTTTCAGAGTATGGTTTTGCTAATCTAAGTATATCAGCTTGCTTTAAATTCCTCTTTTCCATTATTTCTTTTAGGCGTATTGCTGTATTTTTTTTATTTGTATTTTCTTCTAATCCCATAAGGTATTCAGGAGTAGTTTTTAATGCTTCAGCGAAGGATTTTATTTTTGATTGAGGAATGTCACTTTTTCCTAGTTCTATTTTATTTATTGAAGAACGGGATTTATATCCCATTGCCTGTGCCAATTCATCTTGTGTCATATGAAGTTCTTCTCGTCTTTGTCGTATCCTATTGTACAGTTCCATATAATTTCACCTCACATATACTTTTATTTATATAATATATCATGTTGTTGAAACAAAATCAACGAAAATATAAAAAAACAAACAAAAGTGTTGACAATAATTCTACAATGTGTATAATGATGGTGTAGAATTAAAATCTACTAGAAAGGGGAGAAAAAGTTGACGGATAAAATTAAACTGGAAATAGCAATTATAGAGTCAGGGCTTACAAAGCATGAAGTAGCTGAAAAATTGGGGCTTTCAGATATGGGATTTTATAAAAAAATAAATAACATCACTGAATTTAAGGCAAGTGAAATTGTAAAGTTAAAAGAGATTTTGAAATTAGAAGCCATCGAACCTATTTTTTTTGCAAATAAAGTAGAATTAAATTCTACTAAAAGAGATTAAAAGCGAGGTGAGAATGATGGGTAAAGTAAAAAACATAACTATCCGGGTTCCTGCTAAGTTAAAGGAGAAACTTAAACAGGAAGCGGATAGTAAGGGGTATTCTATGAAAGATTTAATAAATTTTATTCTTTGGAATTATCTAAAATCCACTGTTCGAGAATGAATTCAATTTCTTTTGCAGCAGAGCGTTTGTTTGCTTGTGCCTGTGCTTTGATTTTATTTAATAGTTCAGTGTTTATACGCATTGTAAATCGTGTGTCTTCAGGTCGGGTGTATTTATCATTTGGTGAAGCCATAGTTTTTCCTCCTTTTGTGTCATTTTGACATCATTATAATCTGAAAGTGGGGAAAAGTCAAAAAACATACACTTGACACCAAAAAGATGACATGATAATATATCAAAAAAAGAAAGTTGGTGTCAAAAAGATGACAAAAGATGTTAGAAAGCGTTTTACATTTAGAATACCACATGACATGTATGAACAGTTGAAACACAAAGCTAAAAAAAGAGGTGTATCAATAAATTCATTGATATTAATGATATTAGGTGATTGGGACAATGATAAGCGAGGTGAGAACATTGGTAGAAATTAATTTGGGTTATGCATATTCAAATAATAGAAAAATACTACTTCAAAATAGCACAGTTGATAAAATCATTAAAGAAATGTTTAACATAATAAAAACTGAGCTTCCAGAGGAAGCCCAGACGGTAGAAGTTTTGGAATATATTGTTTCAAAATTTAAAGACGGGATAAAGGAGTATCCGCTGAAACTATAGTAGTTTTTCGTCTATATCTTGCAAAACATAAGAAATAGTTCTAAGCGGTATTTCTTTTTCATTTGAACGAGGTGTGATTTGTTCTGAATCGTTATTTACAATTATAGTAGATGTTTCAGTGTATTGTTTACCGTTACTCTCGTATGTATAAGTGAATATTAATTTTTCATTGGATTTTTGGGTCAAGATATTAGGGTTTAATCCAAATAAAAAATTTTGATTTGGGGCTAAAAAAGAACCAATGATATGCTCAAAAGGTATTTTGTCGGGATTAAGTAAAAATTCGGATAAATCACAGTTGCAATCAAAAGAGGTAATAAATGTTCCGGTTTGACCAAAATTTTTTATGACTAAGTAATAGAAAGGGACAAATCCAGTAAAATTTGTAGTTTTTGAATATACGCAAATGTAAGGTCGAGTTGAGTTTTCAATTACTTTTGAATTTTGTCTGAGTGTGACTATGGAAATGATTATAGCAGTAACACTGGTTAATAATGAAACAATAATACCTATTATTTGAATAATATCAGATGTACTTAGTGAGTTTAACATTGGTAAAGTCCTCCTTAAATAAAAAATATTTAATACTCAGCTATGGCAATAGCCTGTATTAAAAGTATAGGGGAATGTAATGTAAAAATCAAGAAAAGAGGTGAGATAAACAGATGGGTAATGTATTTTATTTGTGCAATGGACAGAAAGAGGGTTGCAAGAAAAGAACTTGCTATATGAATGGAGATAAAAGCGACCACACTTGCTTTTGGACAAGGGATGTGAGATATGCAAAGAACTTTGAAAAGAATAAAGATGTTGTTGCAGAGGATGTATATTATGAAAAAGAGACCGCTGGAACTGTAGAAAGCGAGGTGAGAACGATGGATAAAGTAAAAAACATAACTGACTTACAGGCAGAACTTGACCGCAGAACTGCAGTTGAAAAGTTAGCTGAGAAACTTATTATTGATGGAAAGTTTGAGGAAGCGAAAGAACTTCTTGACACATTGGATGATGATAAGGTTGAAAAGCTGATGGAAGCAGGTGAGTTCCAGGAAATTTTTTCACATAAAAATGTTGAAACTACAAAAAGATATATCGGTGCAAAAGAGCATACAGAAAAAGCCATTGATTTGTATTTAAAGGTGAATTGTAATTCTGACATACCCAAGCATAATTTCGAGAGACTTAATGATGTTATTAACGAAATTGTAGCTTTGCAGGAGAAAGGAACTAAGTTGAATGTCCGTATTTTAGCGAATATGAAGTGAGGTGATTTGGTAAGATGGCACAGATTGTTATCAGTGCGGTAATTGCATCTGCAATATCCTTTTTGATATTGCACTGGTCAGATGTTGAGGATATTGCAGATGACATTTCGACAAGCTTAAAAAAGAGAAAGAAGTAATGTTGTTATCAATGAACTAAGCACACCTACAAAAATAGGAACGCCAATATTGGTAAGTGCATACTGAACAGTGGTCAAGCCCTAAGCATAAAATAAAACAAAAGCAGAAAAGGAGAGAATTATGGCAAAAAAGAAGATAACGCATAAAATCCTCGTGCCGACTAAAGACGGCGGTTATGTAAACTTTAACGATTTGTCAGAGGAGCAGAAGCAGCACATAAGAAATCAGTGCTTTACAAGATTTGCTGACAGCTATATGGGACAGCTTGGATATACAAGGGTACATACAGAGGACGAAGCGGTTTCACAGAATTAATAATTTGCTGTGCTATCGGCATGACGGGCTTATGGAAAGGAGCATGAGGACAGTGAGCAGAAGAAAGAAAATGAAGAAAATGGTTAAGGTTGAGACAAAACAGCTTAATGATTTGCTTTGCAAGGAGTATCTTGTCGAGGCCGTAGCAAAGGTTATAGCGGATGATGGCAGTAATGATGTGAAGATTGCTCAGATAGCTGCTATTTTGCAGATGTAAAAAAGAGGAGACAGATTTGCACAATGACAACAATTTTTATCGTTCCAGTGATCCATTTTTTGTAGTAACCTGCAATGATTGTGGCAGAAAAGTGTGGAGCACCAGACGAATAAATGAAAAGTGCAGTAGGTGTGGTAGTGGTGCAGTCAAAACAGAAGCACCTTATCACTCTATAGAAGAACATAAAGGGAGATGTAATGAGGAGAGATGACAAGCCTTTGAAAAGGCTGAATCGGTTTAAATACCGGGAGTTAAATTATTTCTGTTATCAGTATAATTCATGGAAAGCTCAGATAAGAGATATTGAGGGCAGTTTAGGTGTTTCTGGAGTAAATTATGATAGGATGCCTCATGCTCATAATAATGAGTCTCCGGTTGAAGATGTGGCAATCAGACTTGCTTTGCTCAGCAGTAAAGTTGATTTGGTTGAAAAAGCTGCAAGGCTGACTGATGCAGAGCTGGCAAGTGCGTTACTTAGATATTGCACAACTCCGGGTATGAGTTTTCAACAGCTCTGTAAAAAGGAGAATGTGCATTGTAGTCAGGCTACTTTTTATAGAAAAAGAAGTGAGTTTTTCTGTAAACTGGACAAACTCAAGGAAGAAAATTTTTATTCAGAACTGCCAAGAAAATACAGGGCAGTTGAGAAAAATCGCAGAGGTAAATGGACCTCATGATATTTATTATTTTTTGTAATTAGCTTGTATATTTTACTTCAACTATTCGGGGAAAATATATGGGTTAAATAATATATTTTTTATTTTTTGGTGTGTATGCTTTTAACTGAGAAATCAGGGGGAGTATATGTGCCGTAATTAAGGGAAGGTGCCGGCTATTCGGACGGTGTCAGTTGGTCGGATGTCTTCCTTGCCTTTGTAAAATAAACCTGTTTAATTAGACTTAGGAGGACGCACCATGAACCGAAAAGAGGGTATTGATTACTTTCCGGTAAAATGTGCGGCTGATAAAAACATTGAACTTGTAACAGCAGAGTGTGGGTTAAAGGCACACGCCGTCATATATGCGTTACTTCAGGAGATATACGGAGTACATGGTTATTATTGTGAATGGCAGCGAGAGAAAGCGTTGTCACTTTCGTCACGAATGTTTGGCGGGGGTGACAGGGCGGTCAATCGCATAAATGAAATAGTGAACTGCTGTGCAAGGTGGGGTGTCTTTTCATTGGAACAGCTTGAAGAAAACGGAATATTAACTTCCGAGGAAATTCAAGAAAATTTTCTTTTTGCAACCAAAAGAAGAAAAGCTGTAAAAATGAAGAGAGCATACCTCTTAGTTAAAGTCGCCCTTTTATCAGATAATGTAATCATTTTAGACGAAAATGTAGACATTTTGGACGAAAATGCAGACATTTTAAAACATAGTAAAAGTAATAGTAAATATACTAACACTCTATCTATAGTGCCAACGCTTCAGGAGGTAAAAGATTATGTTGCTTTAAACAATCTTAAAATCAATCCTGAAAAGTTTTATGAATATTATGACCGTATTGATTGGAAAGACAAGTATGGCAGGAGAATAAACTGGAAAAGCACTGCTGATTATTGGAATAAGACAGAGCGGGCAGACCAAAAGCCGTCAGGCAATACAAAGTCAGGATATTCAACTAAAAAGAAAAATCAGTTTAATTCATTTAACCAGAGAGATATAAGTTCCTCAGATATGAGCGAACTTGAACAGCGATTATTAAATCGTGGTTGATTTGTCGGAATTCGACAAGATAAAAAATTTAATGCAAATTCACATAATCAAAGATATTGCTCAGAGGAGTGCCGTTGTACAGCAAGAAGAAACAAGGCTTATAAATGGTATCAAAAAAATAAAGAAAATAAAAAGAAAAAAGTGTTGGAAGAAAAAAGATGCAGATATTGTTATGAGTTATTTATTCCAACTTGTCAACAACAGATTTTTTGTTGTGATAAATGCAGGAGAGAAGAATATAAGAAAAGGTTTCCGGCAAGAAAGGAATTGCAAAGGATAGAAGTCAAAGACAATAAAAAGTCTGAAAAAACACTTGCGGATATAAATAAAATAGCAAAAAGCAAAGGTCTTACATACGGTCAGTATATGATTCTTTTACAGACGGAAAAAGACCAGAAAGAAAGAGCAAAGATAAGCTAAGGAGGATGTTGATATGTTTAATAAATTGTTGATAAAGATTGTGAAAAAGGTTGGTTATGTGCAGGAACTTGAAACAAGAGTGGAACAGCTTAAGGCAGTAGAGACAAGGCTTCGTGAGGAAAAGGGGGATGCAGTAATTGAAAAGAAAAGGGTTGCATTGAAATTAAAACATCTTGAGAGCGTGGTTATTGATTTGATACAGCAGCCACATATGGTATTTGCAGATGCAAAGGGAAAGTTTATAAGCATTGACGAAGCTGATTTGGACGCAAATAAAAACAAGTATGTCAAATGTACACATACATTCCCGGAAAACAGAATCATAGTGAGAGTTAAGGAGACAGATGAATAGTGAAAGTGGAGGCAGAGAAAGAGATTATTAATATCATTGGAGAACTTAGCGGAAGTTATACACCATATGTTATATTTACGGACTGGGTAAAAATGACGGCTATTGCTATCCAAAACTCATGCTGTGCGTTACATGATAAAACATGGCAGACAAGGGAAAAAGCATATATAGATACAGCTAAAAAATATAATAATAAAGAGAGAGCGTCGCTTTGTAAGATGCAGGCATTATTATGGCAGTCATTTCAAGAGTATGGAATATATGACTATTTGGGTGACATTTATATGCGGTCTGGAGCAGGAAGCAAAGCAACAGGACAGTTTTTTACACCGTTTCATATTTCAGAATTGTGTGCACAGGCAAGACTTAAGGATGTGACTATGGAAGAAAATATGAAAATGAGTGAACCCAGCACCGGAGGCGGCGGTCTGATTTTGGCAACCGCTAAGGTGCTTTGCGACAAGGGGATAAATTATCAAAGATGCCTTGATGTGGTAGCAAGAGATTTAGATTGGAACGGGGTTTATATGACATATGTGCAATTATCCATGATAGGGATTAAAGCGGTGGTTATACAGGGTGATACACTGGCAGAACCTGAAAAAAATTACAATGCCGAAAGGTTCTTGATGACCCCGGCAAAGATAGGAGCAATATTATGACGGACAGAGAAAAGTTATTTAATGATATATGTGTGTTGATACAGGATGATGAGTTACGCAACAGGATATATATAATGATGGATAAGTATGAAATTACCCAGAGAGAGACAAGTGTAGCTCTTTTAGAGGAAGATAGAAACGAGTATTTGCTAAAAACATTTATAATAGGCAAAACAGTAAAAGGCTGCACGAAACGCACATTAAGATTTTATAAGAATACAATCAGTTTTGTGCTTAGATATATTGGAAAGACTGTTGATGATATAACAACGGAAGATATTCGTTTGTATATAGCACAAAGACTGTATCACGATAGAGTTTCAAAAACAACAGTCGGAAATGAGATAAGAGCTTTAAGCAGTTTTTTTGGTTATATATACAATGAAGAAGTGATTAGGAAAAATCCAATGCTACGTATTGAAAAGATAAAGAGAGAAAAAACGAAGAAAGAAGCATTTACAGAGATTGAACTTGAAAAGATGAGGGCACAGCTTGGAACGAACAGGGAAAAAGCCATATTTGAGATTTTATTATCTACGGGGTGCAGAGTAGCGGAGCTGGTAAATGTTAAAATATCAGAGGTAGATAATGATGAAATGCTTGTTCATGGAAAAGGAGAAAAGGACAGAACAGTATATCTTAATGCAAAAGCACTGTGGGCATTAAATGAATATCTTAATGAAAGACAGGATACTTCTCAATATTTATTTGCAGGGGGGCATTATGGTTGGTTCTTAGGCAGCCATAAAGGATTGAGTTCAAAGGGGCTTAAAGAATGGTATAAAAATGCTGAATGGGTAGATGAAGAAAGGCATATCACTATGGACTCTGTAGAAACCATGATTAGGAAAATTGGTGAAAGGGCAGGAGTAAAGGCTCATCCACACAAATTTAGACGCACCTGTGCGACATTTGCACTTCGCAGAGGTATGCCAATAGAACAGGTAAGTAAAATGTTGGGGCATGAGTCAGTTGAAACAACACAGATATATCTTGACTTATCAGAACAGGATTTAAAAGCGGCACATAAGAAATTTGTGATTTGATGGAGGTAGAAACATGGGAGAGATTATATTACATCCTTGCGATAAGAATTATTGCGAGGAGTGTATTTACAGTAACAGAGATAACGGTGCCTGCAACAATGAGAAATATTTTAAAAATATGTACAAGGTAAATTGTGAATGGAAATTTTGTCCATATAAAAAAATTAAACGGATGGAGGCAGAAGAATGATTGATGGTGAATTTGAAAGTTTTGTTGAAAAGTTTAATGAAAACAAAATTGAAAATGAAAAGTTTGTTGAAACAGATGATTATGAGTTTGAATACTCGCATAATGAGATTTGTGAAGCACAGGAAAATTTTGGACATAAAGTTAGAGAATTTTTAAAGGAGAAAGCACCAGGAAAGTATTGTGTGTTAGTTGATTATGATTGTTGTGTTTGGGTTGTCAGTATTGAATATGCAAGAGAGCATATGCTGTCTCTTGAAGATTGTTTGGTGAGGTAAAGAAATATGATTAACGGAGAATTGATAGTTGACAATTTCGCAGGCGGCGGTGGAGCTTCCACCGGTATTGAGATTGCAACGGGAAAAAGTGTTGACATTGCAATCAATCATGATCCGGAAGCCATTCGGATGCATAAAGCAAATCATCCGCATACAAAACATTATTGTGAAAATGTATGGGAAGTTGACCCTGTCAAAGCTTGCGAAGGACATCCTGTCGGACTTGCATGGTTTTCGCCTGATTGTAAACATTTTTCAAAAGCAAAGGGTGGTAAACCTGTAGAAAAGAATATCCGTGGTCTTGCATGGGTAGTCTTGAAATGGGCAGCTCTTGTAAGACCTAGAGTTATTATGCTAGAGAATGTAGAAGAATTTCAGACATGGGGGCCATGTGTTCCTATTCGTGATAAAAAGACTGGGCGTGTGATTGTAAATACAACAGAAAAACATGAAAAAAACAGGATTGCTGAGCCGGGAGAAGTCGTACCGGTCAATATGCAGATATTTCAGCCTGACCCTAAAAGAAAGGGGCAGACATACAAAAAATGGAGAAAGCAACTTGAAGCACTCGGATATGAAATTGATAAAAGAGAACTTGTTGCGGCAGATTATGGAGCACCGACTATGAGAAAACGCTTTTTTATGATTGCAAGATGTGACGGGAGACCTATTACATGGCCGGAGTCAACACATGCTCAGAGGAATAGTGAAAAAGTAAAAGCCGGATTGTTAAAACCATATGTAGGTGCATATACACAGCTTGATTTTTCTTTACCTTGTCCCTCCATATTTGATACTTCGGAGGAAATAAAGAAGAAATATGGACTTCGAGCGGTACGACCACTGGCATCTAAAACAATGGAACGCATAGCAAGGGGACTAAAAAAATTTGTAATTGATAATCAAGAACCTTTTATTGTTCAAGTAAATCATAGCGGAGCAAAAGGAGCGTATTGCAACAGTATGGATGAACCATTAAAAGTAATAACATCGAAACACGGATTTGGAATTGTAGAACCTAAACTTACCCCGTACATGGGAACAAATACAACAAATCATTCTGGTGGTGATTGCGGAAATTCCATACATACAATAACTACTGGAAATCAACAATGCCTTATAAGTCCTACAATAATTCAATATCATTCTGAAACATCTGCTAAGGAAGTAAGGGGACAAGATATAGAGGAACCGATTATGACGCTCGACAGTTCAAATAGATATGGTCTTGTAACATCGTTTTTGCACAAATATTATGATGGTGGATATAAGGGAGCTGGGGATACAGTGAAAAATCCATTGCCGACAGTGACAGCATGGGATCATAACAGTCTTGTTACGGCAAACCTTATTCAAATGAATAATCATTGTGATGGTAGAGATATTAAGGAGCCACTTCCTACCATTACAGCTGGAGATGGACATTTTGGAGAGGTCAGAGCGTTCCTAATCAAATATTATGGAGAGGGTACAGGGCAGGATATTAAAAATCCGTTAGATACAATTACATCTCGTGACCGTTTTGGTTTAGTGACGATAGCAGGAGTTGATTATCAGATTGTTGATATTGGATTGAGGATGTTAGAACCAAAGGAATTGTATGGATGTCAAGGGTTCCCGGATGATTATATTATCGACCACGATTTTGAGGGACATAAATATCCAAGAAGTGAGCAGGTAAGAAGATGTGGAAATGCAGTGTGCCCGCCAATACCTGCAGCATTGGTAAGGTCGAATCTTCCAGAGATGTGTGTGGCAGAGAGAATGCCGAATATTACAAGGAATGGGATAGGAGCAGATGAAAACGGACAGTTAGCATTTGCATAGGAAAAAGAGAAGCAATGGAGGTAGAAGAGTGATTGATGAAAAAATACTTATAAAAGTTTTTGAAAACAGGATTGATACATTTTTAAAGCAGCACCCAGATCAGAAAAATTGTGCAGCAGTGCAGGGACAGAGAGAAATTATACAGTTGATTGAAGCAGAAGCAAAAAGGCAGGAGGCAGAACGGCGGGAGCATATAAAGAGTTTCGAGTGTAAGCTGTTAGGTAGACTGGACGATATAAAGGAGTCAAAAGAAGCGTTTTGCGATGAGCAGGAAGAAAAGTGTGGTTTATATGATAGTTGTTTTAATTGTTTAATCGGTGGTATTGTCGATTTAATAAAACAACTTGAGGATGAACAGGAATACTCTTATGCAAATTTTGATGAATATGTAGACGAGGTTGCACCGTACTTTGATGCGGAATACAATGACCGCTTTTGTGACGGTATTAAACAAGCAATTATGGTTATCAGAACGGCTTTTAGAGAGAATATGCCGAGGATAGTGGAATATGTTGTGACAAAGTGAAGATAAGGGAGGAGTGCCGGAGATGAGACTGATTAGTGATGAAGATTTAAAAGATAGGGCGAGTGAATATTGCCTATCGGAAGATGAGTATAGAAGGTTTTGCAAAATAATAGACGCAGAACCAACAGCTTGTAATATGGATAATTTAAGAAAAATTGCAAACTGCAAGGAATTAGAGGAAGTTACTGGCATACCGCTGAAAGAACTTGCTGAAATTTTCCGTCAGCATATTCCAAATGCTTGTCAGCATCCAGAGAAAGCGTGTGTATTAACTGATGGTGATGTTGATAAGTGGAGAAAATATCAGCAGTTGGATAAACATGGAAGACTCATTAAATTACCTTGCAAGGTTGGAGATACAGCTTATTGCATAGAAAATAAAGAAATATGGATTTGCATAGTGGAAAAGATTTCTATGTCTAAAAATAATGGGACATGGATAGAAATAAGTTTTCCGCCAGAAATGCCAGATATTTCTGCAATAGAATATAGTCCAAAGGAAATAGGTGAAGTAGTTTTTTTTACAAAACCAGAAGCAGAAGCTAAATTAGAAGAATTGGGATGTTGTGAAGATGAAAAAGCAAGTGATGAAGAAAGATTTTATCAATGTTTGACTTGTCTACACCTTGAAAACTGCAATTTAGATGAAAAGTCAGAAGATGAAAGAGGAATGTGTAAAAAGTATTTAAGTACGGAGATGTGCGTTGGTAGATACAGAGAAAAATATTGTAACAAGTGCATAGCCGAAGAACAATGTCATGTTCCATGTGGAAGTGTAACAAGGTATATTTTTGAAATGTTAGAAAATTAAGGAAAGGCGGTCGATAGACCGTCTTTTTATAATAAACTATGTGTAAAAAATGTGTATCAAACTATTGACAAATGTGTAAAAAATGTGTATTATATATACATAAGGAGGTACAAAGATGAAGCAAAGAGAACTTGTAAAAAAACTCGAAAGTGCGGGATTTGAATTTGCAAGACATGGTGGAAATCATGATATCTACAAAAGAGGTGATGATGAAGAAAAAATTCCGAGGCATCGAGAAGTAAATGAAAGATTGGCAAAAGCAATATTGAGAAAATGGGGATTATAAAATCCCCTATCTCAATATATTACTATAGATATACATTTCAAATTTGGAGGTTGATTATATGAAAGTGACATATCCAGTTATTTTTACAGATGTTGATACAAATATTTTGATTGAAGTACCGGATTTGGGTATTTTGACAGAGTCAAATGAGGAAGGTAAACCAAAGGGAAGTATGGCAGATGCAATCACAATGGCAAGAGATGCTATTGGAATAAGCTGTATTGAAGCAGAAGATAATGGAAAAGAAGTGTTGCATCCATCTAAGATGACAGATATTGATGTTTCAAAAGGAACATTTTATGAAGATGGAACAAGTATTTTGTCTTTGGTTGATGTTGATTTAGCAGCATATAGGAGAATGTTAGATAACAAGACGGTTCGTAGAAATGTAACATTACCAAACTGGTTAAATCAGGAAGCAGAAAAATCACATATTAATGTTTCTAAGGTATTGCAGGAAGCATTAATGGCAAGATTAGGAGTATCAAGATAATAAAATGTATCTATTGGTTTCAACAGTATGAAGTGTGCTATTTTCCAAGATGATGCGTGAGTTTATAGATGAGCAGAAATAAAAAAATTTATTAAATTTCAAAAAAATGAGAATCACACGAAGTAATTCTGTGATATAATGCTAATATCGCAAGAGTAGGAACAGTAGTTTTGATTAAGGAGAGGATGCATATCTTCTCCTTTTTTCGTACACTTATAACGGTAATTGTACTGTTGGGAGGTGGTTGGTTGAATACTGTTGAGCCTATCAGAGATTTAGATGTTGTTATGGATATTGCTGAATATCTAAAGGGTAAGAGCGATAGAAATTATGTGATGTTTATGTTTGGCATATACACGGGACTTAGAATATCCGATATACTTAAGTTTCGTGTGCGTGATGTCAGGGATAAAGATGCTGTTTATATCAGGGAGAAAAAGACTGGGAAAGAGAAAAGGTTTCCAATCAATGCAGAGCTTAAACCTGTCATAAAAGATTATGTATATGGCAAGGATGATTATGAGTATCTGTTTAAGTCTCCAAGAGGCAACAGACCAATCACAAGGCAGCAGGCTTACAACATTCTATCTGAAGCAGGCAGACAATTCGATATTGATAAGATAGGAACGCATACTCTTAGAAAGACTTTTGGGTATCATATGTATCAGCAGACGCATGATGCAGTGACGATAAAAGAGATACTTAACCATTCAGATATATCAATTACACTCAGATATATTGGAATAAATCAGGATAATAAGGACAAAGCAATAAAGAATTTATCATTTAAGAAGCGAAAAAGGTAGCTTCTTTTTTTATTATATGTGCTATTTGACATATTAAAGGTGTGTCAAATGGGGATAAATAATTTTGCTGCACTTTAATGAAAGAAGACAGATAAGAATGATTTGACAAAATATAAAGATATGTCAAATGAGTGAGGTTGAAAGATGGCAAAGGAATATGCGTACAAATTTTATCACAGTAAGGCTTGGAAAGACTGTAAGCGGTCTTTTATAAGTGAGAGGATTGCGGTCGATGGTGGTATGTGCCAGGAGTGTGGTAAACAGCTTGGATATATCGTACATCATCGTACACACATTACACCTGAGAACATATCAAATCCTTATATAACCTTGAATCATAGCAATTTAGAGTATGTCTGTAAGGATTGTCATGATAGGTTCGAGGGGCATGGAGTTAATAACAAGAGACGGGGCTTGCTTGTCATGTTTGACGAGAACGGACAGCCTATAGCAAAGCTCTAACCCCCCTGTTTATGGGTGTTTGGGACATTCTAAAAACACCGGTAGCCTAGATTGATTTGAAATGCAGGTCATTTCATAAGGGGGGTGTGGTATCAGGAGGTGAGAACAGAGTGGTAACACCGGAAGAAATTGAAGAGGAAGCAATGCACAGGGATGAAAAAGCGGATAGTATTTCGCAGTATTTAGAGAAACAAAAGCGTGTGAAAAAAGAAGTTGCAAGATTAAAGCGGTTGTTTAAGGAGATTGACGAGAATAAAAAGAAACTTGTTTTAGCAACCATTGATGATGTTGCTTTTATGAGTATCACGATGCAGGACCTCAGGGAAAACATCATTCGTGACGGAACTACAGCGGAGTATAAGAACGGCGAAAATCAATATGGAACTAAGCAGAGTCCTGATGCACAGCTTTATTTACAGTTTTCTCAGAAACAGACCCAGGCAATGAAGATATTGCAGGATTGTCTTCCGAAAACGAAAGCCGTTGAGGTTGTTGAGAAAGACGATGGCTTTGACGAGTTTGTTGGAGGGCGTGAGGATGTATGAGAAGATATTGTTTAGATTACAATCCTATCCTTGATTATTTTGACAGGATTGAAAAAGGTGAGATTAAAGTGTCAAATAAGATATACAGATGGTACAAGTATCTTGCGTGGCATATTAAAAATCCGGATGAATATCATTACTCGGCAAAGAGGGCAAATCATGTTTTGGAGTTTGCGGAAAACTATTGTAAATTGTCAAAACATAAGAAGGGAACGACAAATGATGTTCGTTTAGAACTGTGGGAGCAGGCACATCTTGCCGCCGTGTTTGGCTTTATTGATGATAATGGAAACAGACAGTGTAGAGAGTCGATTTTTATTGTTGGTAAGAAAAATGGTAAGTCGCTGCTTGCGTCTATCGTTGGTTTGTATCTTCTTATTGCGGATGGAGAGCCGGGAGCGGAGATATATGCTGTTGCGACTAAGAGAGAACAGGCAAATATCATTTGGGAGGAAGCAAAGCGAATGGTGCTTAAATCGGCGGCACTTCGCAAGAGGATAAAGCCGCTTGTGTCAAAGCTGTCCAGTGAGGAGTTTAATAATGGTGTGTATAGACCACTTGCATCCGATAAAGACAGTCTTGATGGTCTGAATGTTCATGGCTGTATGATGGATGAAATTCATCAGTGGAAGAATGGCAAAGCATTGTATGACATTATGGCAGATGGTGTGCCGGCTAGAGCCCAGCCGCTTATATATATCACATCTACGGCAGGAACTATCAGGGAAGATATTTACGACCAAAAATATGATGAAGCTGAGAGAGTTATCAATGGTCTTTTTGATGATAACGGATACAAAGACCCACATCTGTTCCCGTTTATTTATGAGCTTGACAGCCGTAATGAATGGGTTCAGGAAGATTGCTGGATTAAGGCAAACCCCGGCTTGGGAACCATCAAGAATAAAGATACACTGAGAGACAAAGTAAGAAAAGCTCAGGAAAATCCGCTTCTTGTAAAGAACCTTGTTTGCAAAGAGTTTAATATCAGAGAGACATCATCAGAGAGCTGGCTTAATTTTGAAGATATTGATAATAACGCATTATTTGATATAGCAGAGCTTAAACCAAGGTATGGAATAGGCGGCAATGACTTGTCATCAACCAATGACCTGACAAATGCAACAATGCTTTTCATGGTGCCCGGTGATGATAATATCTATGTTGAGCAGATGTACTGGATTCCGGAAGATTTGGTGGAGCAAAGAGTAAAAGAAGATAAAATTCCTTATGATTTATGGATTGAACAGGGGTGGATGAGAACCTGTCCCGGAAATAAAATACATTACAAGTATGTGGTCGAGTGGTTCAAAGAAATGCAGCTTGAAAAAGATATTTATCTTTTCAAGGATGGCTATGACGCATGGAGTGCAACATATTTTGTTGAGGAAATGAATGACACATTTGGCCGCAGCGTTATGGAGCCGGTGGCACAGGGAAAGAAAACTTTATCTTCTCCAATGAAATCATTGGGTGCTGACCTTAAGGCAAAGAGAATTATTTACAACAACAATCCGGTGCTTAAATGGTGTATATGCAATACATCTGTTGATATTGATAAAAATAATAATATTCAGCCTTGTAAGGGTACAAGTCCTACAAGGAGAATTGACGGTCTTGCCGGTCTGCTGGATGCATATGTTATGCTTGAAAATCACCTTGAAGAATATTTGTCTCTTATATAAATTTTTGGAAGGGAGAAATTGTGGGACTTTTTAGTAGATTTAAAAATGTAAGTAAGAAAAGTTCTTTCCAGATGATTACTGATGTCGGTAATGGATTTTATGTGTGGAATGGTAAGCTGTATCAGTCTGATATAGTGCGTTCATGTATAAGACCCAAGACAAAGGCTATAGGTAAGGCGGTGGCTAAACATATCCGGGAAACATTTAAAAAAGATGGGTCAAAGGATATTGCTGTAAATCCCATGCCATACATAAAAAATCTTTTGGAAGAACCTAATGAGTATATGTCCGGGCAGATGATGCAGGAGAAAGTTGCAAATCAGCTTGCTCTTAATCATAATGCTTTTATTTTGATAATAAGGGATGATTTTGGTCTGCCCTGTGGCTTATATCCGATACCGGCTGCATCTGTTGATGCAAAATATTATAATCAGGTGCTTTATCTTAAATTTTATTTTCAAAATGGCAAGTGGATGGAAATACCGTACACGGATATTATTCATCTGCGTGAAGATTACTGCGATAATGACATTTTTGGTGAGCCGCCGGGAAAAGCACTGGTGGAGCTTATGAATGTTGTGACAACATCAGATCAGGGGATTATCAAGGCTATTAAAAATGGTGCTGTGATAAGATGGCTGCTTAAGTTTACGCAGTCAATGCGACCGGAAGATTTGGAAAGTAATGCACGGCAGTTTGCTGAGAATTATATGAATATGTCTTCAAAGTCATTTGGAGTGGCAGCAGTTGATTCTAAAGCGGAGGCAAAGCAGGTAAATCCTAATGATTATGTACCCAATGCGGCGCAGACTGACAGAACCATACAGAGAGTGTATGGCTTTTTTAATACAAATGATAAGATTGTTCATTCAAATTATGACGAGGACGAGTGGATTTCATACTATGAGGCTGCGATAGAGCCTATCATATGCCAGATGGCAAATGAATATACAAGAAAACTGTTTTCAAGAAAGCAGAGAAATTGTGGTAATAAAATCATATTTGAAAGCAGCAATCTTACTTTTGCAAGTATGAGCACAAAGCTGCAGCTTACTTCATTTGTTGACAGAGGAATAATGACTATAAATGAGGTCAGACAGTACCTTAATCTTGCACCTGTTCCGGGTGGAGATGTTGCACTGCTCAGAAAAGATACCGGAAAGCTGAAAGAGGGAGGTGGAAGTGATGGTGAAGATTGATGCAAAAGGAACTATTGTAAACAATGATGATAAGTGGATATACGATTGGTTTGGTTATGATGCTTTTTGTCCGAAAGATATTGATAAACAGCTTGAGGATGCAAATGGTGATGATGTAACTATCGTTATTAACAGCGGTGGCGGTGATGTGTTTGCAGGCTCGGATATGTCTTATAGTATCAGTCAATATAAGGGTAATATTCAGGCAGATATAAGCGGGTCCTGCTGTAGTGCGGCAAGTATCGTGGCGTGTGCAACAGGTCATGTGAGAGCGTTTCCAACCGCCATGTATATGATTCATAATGTTTCAAGCGGTGCAAGAGGCGATTATCACGATATGGATAAACAGTCGCAGATTTTACAGACGGCAAACAGAGCAATATCAGCTATTTATCAGCAGAAAACAGGCAGGAGTGAAAAAGAACTGCTTGACCTGATGGATAGAGAGTCATGGTTTGATGTAAAAACGGCTATGAAATATGGTTTTGTTGATGAACTGATAGAAACAGGCAGAAACGGCAATATGCCGTTTAGCATAAATAACGCATTTGGTGGAATCATACCAGATGAAACAAAGGCGAAGATAAGGAATCTTATCAAAGGTGCAGAAACAGGAAGTCTTGCTGATAAATCAAGTGAGGCTTTTTTTGTTGCCAAGGAAAAAATCAAAATTTTAAGAATGAAAGGGGAAATTTGAACATGAAATTTATGAATGTAATCAAAAATTTTAAAAGCAGACAGGATTATGTTGATTATCGTAATCAGATGCTTGATGAGGCCACACAGCTTCTTGATGATGGCAAAATGGATGAGTATAAGGCAAAGCTGGAGGATGTTGAAACTCTTGACGATGAGTACACCCAGTACACAGAGGCAAAAGCAAATGTTGAATCTATGAAAGGTGCTGTTAAAGTGCCAAATGTACTCAGTAATGCGTCTCATGCAGGTGCTAAAGATGGAATTGTGGCTTCTGTGGGTGATATTGTAAAAGAAGATCCTACAAACAGTATCGAATATCGTTCTGCCTTTATGAACTATGTGCTGCATGGTGAGAAGATGGCGGCAAATCTTACGAATAGTGATGAAGTTACAACTACATCAGATACGGGTGCAGTTATTCCGAACACAATTCTTAATAAAATTGTTGAGAAGATGGAAAAGACAGGTGACATTCTTAACAAGGTTACAAGAACCTTTTACAGAGGTGGTGCGACAGTCCCTACTTCGGCTGCGAAACCTGTTGCAACATGGACTACTGAAAGAGGAAAGACAGATAAGCAGAAGAAAACACTTGGCTCTATCACTTTCAGTTATTTCAAGTTAAAGTGTGTTGTTGCGGTTTCAATCGCTGTTGATACCGTAACGCTTGATGTGTTTGAGAGAACTCTTACAAGCAATATCGCAGAGGCAATGGTTAAGGCATTAGAAAAGGCTATTATTGCAGGAGAGGGTGCATCTGCAAATCAGCCTGAGGGTATTTTGTCAGATGCCGTTGAAGTAGTAGAGGGTCAGAAAGTTGAAATTGCAAAGGGTAAGGATATTACATTTAAAAACTTATGTGATGCAGAGGGAAAACTTCCGGCTGCTTATGAGTCTGCTGAATGGTATATGACTAAGAGTACATACTTTAATCAGATTGCAGCTATGACAGATACAAGCGACCAGCCTATTGCCCGTGTTAATGCCGGAGTTTCCGGAAAGCCTGAGTACAGAATACTTGGCAGACCTGTAAACTTTGTGTCATCTGAGTATATGTCAGATTTTTCTTCAACTGTTTCAGCAGATACGGTAGTAGCTTTTATGTTCCGTATGGAGGACTATATACTTAATACTAATCTTAATGTAACGGTTAAGCGTTATGAAGATCATGAAACAGACGACCAGGTGACAAAGGCTATTATGATGGCAGATGGAAAGGTCGTTGACAACAATTCGCTTGTTGAGGTCATTCAAAAAAAATTATAGTCCCTAACACAATTTCAACATATACAGAGCAGGAGCTTGAGGAGATGACTATATCGGACATCAAGGCTCTTGCTGATGAACAGGGCTATAGTGTTAGCGGTAATGTGAAAAGTCTTATTATAGAGAGTTTTCTTGAAGCCCAGGAAAAAGCAGTCAAGGGGGTGTAATATTTGACGGATTTTGGAGAGAAAATCAAAAAGAGTCTGAGAATAAAGCATAACTCCCTTGATGATGAGATAGAAAGTAATATTGAGATATGTCTGCTCCTGCTCAAAGGAGTAGGCATATCAGAAGAAAAAACACGTGCTGATACACAGGATAAACTTATATTTAAGGCTTGTGAGCTGTATTGTAAGTGGCAGTTTAATTTTGACAATCAGGCTGAACGATATGAAAAGGCCTATGTGGGACTTCGTGATTTTCTTTCGCTTGGGGGTGAGTACACAAATGGAAGCATTGAATGATATTCTTTTTCTTGTAAGTGAAGGTGAAAAGACAGAGGATGAGGACGGCTTTGAAGTGGAGATACCCGGAGAGGAACTGGATGTTTTTTGTAGTGTTAAGTCGGTAAGGCAGAGTGAGTTTTATAATGCTTTGAGAAATAATAAAAAGGTCGTGCAGGTCTTTAAAGTAGCTTTTGATGATTATTCAGGACAAAATAATGTGAAATACGATGAAAAATTGTACAAGGTAGAAAGGACATACCGTACAGATGAGTATTACATTGAATTATCATGTAGTGAGGTGGAGTGATGGCCGTATTTGATTTTGATTTTCCTGACAACATTCTGGATGATGTTTTAAATGTATTTGATGAAGCTGCACCAAAGATGATAGATGAGGCGCTGCCAATCTATGAGAGTGCGATTAAGAGTGAATTGCAATCCCACAGAGATACCGGGGAGCTGATAGGTTCTATCAAATGTAAGAAAGCAAAAAAGATGGTTAATGGTGCATATATTGGTTATCTGACAGCGGAGGGAGCATCATCAAAATCAACTTATACGCGTGAGAACGGAAAAGTTGAGCCATTTAGAAATTATCAGAAAGCACTTGCGCTCGAATACGGAAATAGTCACCAGCCGGCAAGACCTTTTATGCAAGCTGCTGTTAATAGCAGTGAAGGGAAGGTTTTGGAGAAGATGCAGGAAGTTTTTGACAGGATGTTGTGAAAATAGACATGATAGGAGGAAAAATGAGTGTTCTTGGTAACTTGAAAACTGCTTTGAAATCCGTTTGTCCGGAGGTTGCCATGGATGTTTATTACGGAGATGCAGATGTTTATATTGTTTACAATGTGGCAGCAGAGCAGCCGGGAGGCTTTAGGGATGATGCTCCGGCTGTGAATGAAATGTATTTTCAGGTACATCTTTTCGTACCTTTAAATAAAAATTATCTCAATATGCAAAAGGCTATTAAAACCGCTTTATTTTTAAGCGGTTTTTCTTATCCAAAAGTTGCCTTAAATACTGTTGAGAGAGATGTAAAAAAAAGACACATATGCTATGAGACAAACATAGCGGAAAGCGAGGTTTAAATGGCACAGGTAGGTTTAAAATCATTTTTACATGGTGAGTTAAAGGATGGAAAGTATGCAGCACCTTCCAAACTTGCAGGAGCGATTGAGTTTAAAGAAAACTTAAACTCTAATGATGCGAAGCTTTATGCAGATGATGTATTGCAGGATAGTGACAGCTCAGTAACAGGTGGTGATATTACGCTTGGTATTGATGATGATGATCCTGCTATTTTTGGTCCACTTCTTGGACAGAAGAAAAATAGTATTGCATTAAGTGGCGGTGAGTCAAAGACAGTTGATGTATATGACGCTACAAGTAATGACGAGCCTATGGCGGTAGGTTTTGGCTATATCAGTAAGAAAAATGGTGGAAAGTATAAAGTTGTTTTCTATCCAAAAGTTAAATTTGCACCATTTTCTGTGGATGCTAAGACTAAGGAAGAAAAACTGGAATATACAACACCATCCGTTGTGGGAACTATTTATCCCGATGAAAAAACAGGACTTTACAGAAGAACGGCTGTTGTTGAATCCGAGGCTGATGCCGTAGCAGCTCTTAAGGCATTATTTACACCGACAGCGGAGTAGTTTTGTTATTTTTTGAAAAGTTGTATGCTGCATTGCCGGGCAGTGCGGCATATTTTGATGTGAGAGGATGGTGAGGTTATGAGGATATTTAATCTGAGCATTGATGAAAAGACTTATCCGGCTTGTTGCGGAATAAGAGCACTTGCACAGCTTCAGAAAAAGTATGGAAGTCTGAAAGAGTTTGAAAATAAGATATTTTCACGAAGTGAAGATACTGAGAAAAGTGAAGACTATCTGGATGAAATTGATTATCAGGCATTGCTTGATACTACAATGCTTTTCCTTGAGGAAGGTGCAGAGGCTACAGGTAAGAAAGCTCCTGACAAAAAGATTGTGTATGCAGTTTCTAATCCGGCAAAACTTGCAACAGAAATTTTTACTACATATGCAGGCTCAATGTTTCCGGAAAATGAGAACGATGAAAAAAACTCGGAGAGCCAGACGGAGGGAGAATAAATTTCGTCTGGTATAAATTTATTGCAAAGACAAAACTTGGATGCTCTGAGGCAGAGTGTAATTTTTTGTCAATCGGGGAATTTTCTGATTTGTACTACGAATACAAGAATGTATTCGACCTTGAAATGAGTATGCTTGCATCTTCAATCTGCAATATGTTTGCAGGAGGTTCAGCAAATACCTATGAGAGGATGATAACCAGTGCAGAGGAAAGAGAAGAAATCATTAACTTTTAGAAGCGGAGTGATAAGATGGCGAATAAAAATAAAATTGGTGCATCAATAGTTCTTGAGGGTGAGAAAGAGTTTAAAGCAGCGGTTACGGATTGTAATAGACAGCTTAGGGGAATGAAATCAGAGCTTAGTCTTGTTAAAGAGAAGTATGCCGAAAATGCGAACAGTCTTGAAGCACTTCAGGCAAAGCATAAAGTTCTTTCTCAGGTGCTTCAGGGACAGAGAAGTAAACTCGATGCAACAAAAGCCGGTTATGTGCATAGTGCTGAGTCACAGAAAAAAGTTGCAGACGGCCTTGAAAAGTTAAGGGCAGAATATAAAAACGCACAGGCTGAAATGGCTGAAATGAAGAAATCTGGAACAGCCACGGATGCGGAACTTGATAAACAGCAGAAAACCATTGATGAACTTGCAGAGGCAATAAAAAAAGGCGAGAGAAATTATGAAGCTGCCGGAAATAGAGTACAGGACTGGAATAAGAAGTTAAACACTGCGGAAGCTGAGACTATTAGGGCAAGCAGAGCCTTGAATACAAATGATAAGTATATGAAAGAGGCTAAAAACTCGGCAAATGGCTGTGCAACATCAATAGACCAGTATGGAAAATCAGTCAGGGAAGTAAGAGTTAATGTTGAACAGCTTGGAGAAAGTAACAGACAGGCTTTTAATAATCTTGCAGACCAGATAGTTGCATCAGGAGTAAAAGAAAAGGTCGAGGATATAGCAAAAACTTTGTATGAATGTTCTGAAAGTGCTGAAAAGTTTGAAAGTGCATCAGCAAAGGTTAGTACCATTGCTGATACATCGAAAAAATCAATGGGGACACTTAACAAGGAGATGCTTGACCTGTCTACAAAGACAGGAACGGCGGTAACGGATATAGCTGAGTCAACATATCAAGCTATATCAGCAAGTGTTGATACATCAAAGGCGGTGGAAACATTAGGTGAAGCCACTAAACTTGCAAAAGGTGGATTTACAGACAGCACAACGGCTATTGATGGTCTTACAACGGTTCTTAATTCATATGGAAATAAGGTTAAAGATGCATCTGAGGTATCAGATGTATTCCTGACAGTACAGAACTTAGGTAAAACATCGGTTAATGAACTTGCGTCAAGTATTGGTAAGGTTGCTACCAATGCGGCGAATTATGGTGTTTCATTACAGGATTTGGGAACAGCATATATACAGCTTACTAAAAGAGGTATTGAAACAAGCGAGTCTACGACTTATATTAAGTCTCTTATGAAAGAACTATCAAAACAGGGTTCAAAAACGGCAGCGACTTTGCAGACAGAGACAGGAAAATCATTTACAGAGTTGATGGCAGAGGGAAAATCGCTTGGTGATGTTATTCAGATTTTAAGTGACAGCGTAGGCGGTGATGCAACTGCATTTTCAAATCTTTTCAGCCGTCAGGAAGCTGCGACAGCAGCAACAGTTCTTTTAAAGACAGGAACAGAGGATTATAACAATACTCTGAAAAAGGTGACGAATAGTACCGGTGCGGCTAATGATGCTTATAAAAAGATGACTGATACATCAGAAACAGCTAAACAGAAGATGTTAAACGGCATTGAGAACTTAAAGATTGCTATCGGAACACAGCTTAATGAGTCTCTTGACGGAATGTACCAGCATGGACAGAAAGCAATCTCCTGGGCTATGGAGTTTATTAAGAAAAATCCTGATGTAGTTAAGGCTGTAGTTTCGCTTACGGCATCGTTAGGGGCATTAACAACAGCATTTGTGGGTGTAACAGTGGTAAAGACTGTAACTCCATTAATTACAGCTTTTGGTGCAGCACTTATGGCTAATCCTATTTTACTGGCGGCAACAGCACTTGCTACACTTACTGCTGGGATAGTTACATTTGCCATGCAGACTAAAAGGTCTACAAGTGAAACTGAAAAAGCGGCTCAGGCAGATCAGAAAGAAATTGATAAGCTGAATGAGAAGACAAAGGCTATAAAGGAAAGTGTGCAGGCAGCAAAAGACAGTTTTTCGTCTGCTGAGTCAGAAGTAGCGGCAGTAGATAAGCAGGCAGAAAGACTGAAAGAACTTAATAACATTGAACATAAGAACACTGCTCAAAAATCTGAGATGAAAGCAATAGTAAATTCATTATCTCAGCAAATACCAGAACTTGCAAATGCTTATGATGAAGAAAACGGAAAACTTAAGTTATCTAATAAGCAGATAACAGATAAAATTTCCAATTATAAAAAACTTTATATGACACAAGCTGCTGAGGCTGATATAAAGGAACAATATAAACAGCAGTATGAGGCTGAAATGGCACTTGCGGAGGCTACGCAGAAACGAGCAGATTCCAAAAAAAGATTAGCAGATGCAGAGAAAAAAGCAGAGTCAGCACAAAAGGCATTAGAAAAAGAGTATAAAGCTAATGCTGGAAATATGAATTATAATGAAAATTATAGTGAAACATATCAGAAAGCACAGCAGGCATTAAGTAAATACGCAGAAGAAAAGGAAAGACACAAAAAGACTTCCTCTGAATTAAATAAAACTATTAAAGAGCAGGAAAAAATAATTAAAGATTGTAATTCTAATGTAGATAAGGCACAGAAATATATTGAAAAGTATAGCAGAGCAACAGACGACCAAAAGAAAAAAACAAATAACTCAGCCAATGCCGCAAAGAAAGCTGCAAGACAGTATAAAAATCTTGGAAAAGCATTTGATACTGCCGTTGTTCAGATGGGAAAGTCGGGCAGCAAGGTTGATGATGCCACAAAGAGAGCTTTTAGTAATTCTGTAAACATTGCTAAAAAGACAGGTACTAAGATACCTAAAGGACTTGCGGCAGGATTAAAAGATGGAAGTAAATCGCCTCAGACTGCACTTGATACATTAAATACAGCAATAAATAAAAAATTGATGATTCTTGCTACTAATGCAAGAAAACAGGGTGCATATATTCCAGAGGAAATAACTAAAGGGATAAATGGCAGTTCTGCTGACCCGACAGTTGCATATGAAGCCATAAGCAAACAGATTCAGAAGCGTGCTGACAATATGCAGAAAAAACTTGACAAGGTCGGAATAAATATTTCTGCAGGGATGAAAAAGAGTTTTGAGAAAGGCGGCCAGAGTTCATTGGATGCAATTCAGAAATCTGATGCTAAAATATCAAAACTCATGAAAGCGGCAGGGGTAAACAGTGTTGATGGTCTGCTTGCCGGAGTTGAAAAGAAGAAACCTGAGGTTGTTAAGGCTTATGAGGACTTAGGTGATGCAGCAGACAAGGCTTTTAAAAAGAAACTTGATATTCATTCACCATCAAGAGTTTTTAAAAAGTCAGGCGAATATACGGTTGACGGTCTGATACAGGGTATCGAATCAAGTTCAAAAAATGTTGGAAAGTCTGCTGAACAGCTTGGAAAAATTCTTGTTAAAGAATTGTCTGACAAGATTAAAAATAAGGATCTGAAAACTAACGGCAAAGGATATAGTGATGCCACGATTGCAAAATGGTGGAAAGCTGTCGTTAATGCTACATATGCCGGAACAACTGCACATACAAAGGCATTGCAAAAATATTATGCTGCAAGAAACAAAGTTACAAACGATGGAGAAAAGCAAAGGAAAAGCCTTGAAAAGCAGAGAGCAGCATATCAAAAAAAGCTGGAAAAAGAGCAGAAAGAGCGTCAGAAAAAACTGGAAGCACAGAAAAAAGCAACGGCAGAGAAACAACAGGCTCTTGTTACAAAGCTTCAGAACAAGATAGAAATGAGAGACTTAAAGACAAATGGACATGGTTACAACGAAAAGACTGTTAAAACATACTGGGATAAGGTTGTTAAAGCAACGAAAAAAGGAACATCTGCACATACAGATGCTTTAAAACAGTATTATGAGGCAAGAAATAATCTTATTAACAGTAAAAAGGAATATTTGAGTAATTATAAGAAAAGTTACAAGGAGTATATGTCAACTCTTAAATCAGAGTTGGAAGAACTTAAAAAAACATATAATGAATCCGTGAAGTCGACTAAAGAGTCGATTGCATCAAGTTTCAGCATTTTCAGTGATGTAAGTCTGACAAAAACGGATGACGAGAATGGTCTTGTAGTGAATTTACAGCGTCAGGTTGATGCACTTCAAAAATGGCGTACAAACCTGCAGGTTCTTCGTGACAGAGGAGCATCTGACGAGATGATGAAAGAAATCGAGGGTCTTGGAGTGAATTCTGCCGGTGATGTCGAAACGCTTACAAAGATGAATAATGAACAGTGGGCGGAGTACAAGCAGTTATACAGTCAAAAAAATGCTGTAGCAAAGATGGAAGCTGTAACGCAGAATAAAGATTTAAAAAAATCTACAGATAAGAAAATGAAAGAACTTGAAAAAACATATAAGACAAAGATAGCCAAACTCAAAAAAACATATCAAAAAGAAATGAAATCAATCGGTGCGAATGTGGCAAAAGGTTTTGCAAATGGTATCGAAAAGGGAAGTAATGATGTGTATAAGGCTATAGCGAAACTGACAGGGCAGACGGTGAAGCAGGTTAAGAAAAATCTTGGAATACATTCGCCGTCAAGAGTGATGGCTGAACTTGGAGCATACACAGGTCTTGGATTTGCACAGGGATTGCAAAGAGAAACACAGGGACTTGCAGATATTATTACTGGAAATCTTCCAACAACAGTACCACATGTGAATGGCAAAGCCGCATCGGGATTACAGAAATCAAGTCAGTTAAATCTTACGATTCAGATGGATGGAAATGTAGTTGGAAAGGCTGCGTTAAATACTGTAGATATGTTACAGGGTGCAAAGGTAAGTCTTACAAGAAGGGGGATAGCAAATGCGTGATTTTTCATTTAATGATATAAGGGCATCAAGTAAAGGAATGACAGTAGACAGCATAGATATTGGCTATCCGACGGTTAGAACAAGTGAGATAACGGTACCGTATCGTGATTCAGTAATAGATTCGTATGATCTTAACGGGATGAAAGTTTATGAAGACAGAACGCTTACCGTGAAAATGTGGAAAAAGTGTTCAGACAGGGCAGAGGTGGAGAGGATTAAACATGATATAGCGGATTGGCTGTATCCACCTGCAGCAAGAAGAAAATTTATCGACAGTGCAATGCCTGATTATTATTTTTTAGCGAAAATAAGTTCTTTTGATGCATCTGCCTCAACCAGAAAGGCTTGTATTATAACAGTTACATTTAAAGCGGATCCGTATATGTATTCATCGAAAGAGGGTGTGAAAAAAACTATATGAGAACTATTAGGATTGAAAACATTGAAGATGGAAAGCCTAAGCAGGAAATTGTTTTTGATATGCAACCGGATCATATGGAAAGAAAATTGTCGGGAAGTATATCCAGGGAATTAAATTGTGCGGATTCTTTGTCTTTTGACATTTATCCGGATAATCCGGGATATGATATGCTTTCACCTTGTCTTACTAAAATATGGTGTGTTGATACGCAGGAAGTAGAGTTTTTAGGAAGGGTTCTTAAAGCCGTTCCTTTGATGGACAACACGGGAGTTATATACAAACAGGTGACATGTGAGGGGTATCTTGCATATCTTCAGGACAGCAGTACAGAGATAGAAGCGTTTGATATGTCACCTGTCGAGCTTGCAAAGGAACTTATAAACAGGCATAACAGTAATGTACCTGAACATCAATTTATAATTGAATTTGATGCCACTGTCACAGATACGCAAAAAGCGGAGCTGTCAACATCCGGAGGAACGACATTTGATGAGTTGTCAGCATTGATTTCAAAGTATGGTTGGGAAATATCGGTATCTTATAAAATGGACTTAGTCGAGGGAAAAGCATTATTCGATAAGCTGACAGTGTCAAAAAAGATTGGAAAAATATGTGGGGACAGTGTAATAGAGATTGGATATAATCTTTTGTCCTATTCATGTGAACAGGACATGAGTACACTTTGTACGAGAATACTTCCGTTAGGTCAGAAGATTTATACCGATGAGGATAATCTTGAAAGGGTTTCTATAGCCGGTGTAAATGGAGGAAATAAATATCTTTCAAAAAATGAAGATGTGTATGGTGTTATACAGCGTACTGTTTTGTATGAAGACATTAATGATCCGACTGAACTTTTGAAGGAGGCACAAAAGTATATTGATATATATTCTGTGCCGTATAGCAGTTATACGATTTCAGCCATAGACCCACATAATCTTAATGGAAATAAAGAGAGAATACAGGTAGGAAATTGGTACAAAGTTAATGCAAAAATGCTTGGAATTGACGGTGTGATGCTTAGAGTAAACAAACAGACGATAAGCCTTGACAGTCCCGCAAATGACAGTTTTAGCGTAGGCAGCACGGCGGCTACGGCATCGGGTTCTATAGCAGGTGCAGTGACAGGGGAAAAATTGAGCCTTTTGGCTGACCAGAGTAATACCAACAACATTATTGTGACAAAGCAGCTTGCCGCACAGCAGGCATGGATAAATGACCTGGTAGCAGTCAACATAACTACTGACAATCTTAAGGCAAAGGTAGCAGAGATTGACAATCTTACGGCTAATGATGCAATCATAAAGAATATTATTGCACAGACTATTACGACTGATAATATTTCGGCGGCAGTTGGAAATATAAAAAATCTTACTTCTGAGTCGGCACTTATTAACAATATCAGAAGTACGATTATCACAACGGATTTTTCAGATGCAGTTGTCGGAAGAATGAGTGACGGAGTTATTACGAGTGCTCTTATCAAGTCATTGACTGCGGATAAGATAGCATCCGGTACAATCTATACGGATAATGTTCAGATACAGTCAAAAGACGGGACTATGGTGCTGAAAGACTCTACCATGCAGATTTCTGACGGAAAGAAAGTGAGAGTCCAGATAGGTAAGGATGCAAATAACAATTATACTATTATAATTTATGATGAAAACGGAAATGTGCTCTGGGGCGAGGGTGGAATTACTGAAAATGCCGTAAGAGATGGTCTTATCAATGACAGGATGGTGGCGGATGATGCAAACATCAATGCCAAAAAGGTAAATATTCCATCTTTGGTAAGAGAGATAAACAACGGAACAGAGACTATCAAATCAAGTGCGATAAATTATGATCCTACGGGACAGAGTCTTAATATCGCATTTAATAAGATTGTGTCGCAGCTTCTTGACGACATAGGATTTAACCAGTATTACGATGCACAGAAAATGCAGGAGGGATGGATATATGTCGGAGAATACGCTCATAGTGGAAATGTGCAATGGGACAGGGAACATAAGCATTATGAGTGTGACATTATAAGTTTGTCGAAGAAATATTCTTATGTAAATAATTCATTTATGCCTTTAGATGGTACGGCTTATACATTGTCAGCTTACATAAAAGGCAGAGCAATGATATATTATCCGACTGCTCTTGAAACAGGAGATGTATTTGATAATGCAGAAACAACAAGAGTAAAATATGATTTTGTGTATGACAGCACGAAAGGAAAGCCGGTATTTACCCCGGCAGATGATGACGGAGTAATAGAGATATATGCGATAAAACTTGAATATGGCGGAGCAATGACAGAATTTTGTCTGAGTGCTGATGAGGAAGAAAGAGAAAGCAGGGTTCAGATGGCGAACTTTGAGGTGAGCAACACAAACCTTAAATATGAACTCTATGAAAAGAATGAGGAAAATCAGCAGAAATTTTCGCAAATTGATGTGAACATTGATGGCATAAAAGAGGCTGTCGGGGTAATCCAGGGGGACTACATAACAAGTGCAGCATTAAATCTTAAAGCGGATGAGATAAATGCAAAGGTTTCCGAGACATATCAGACAATAGATGGTATGAATAATTATGCGAAGTCATCAGAACTTGATTTGAAAGCAGATTCGGCAACGCTCGGAAACTATCAGACGATAGATGGTATGAGCAGTTATGCAACTACGCAATGGGCACAGGGACAGATAAACAGTAAGGTTTCTGTCGGCGGAGTGTGCAGTGAAATAAATCAATCATCAGAGCAGATTGCACTTAATTCAAATCGTTTGGTTGTTAATAGCACAAACTTCAAACTTGACGGTTCGGGAAATGGCTCAATTGGTGGATGGCAGTTTGGCAAGGGATATATGTATTCAGACGGAGAGGCATTTATTTCAACACATTCCAGAACTGGGTATTATAGCTGGGATGGGTTTCCTTATAAAGCAACTATAATGCAGGGTAAACTTATATGTGGAATCCAAAGCGGAGCTTTAGGCGAGGCTGTTCCTGATACGTCGAGGGGATATTGTGATTTTTCAATCGCCGGAATTTTTGCTAAAGATAAAAAAATGAGCAGCGGGTATTTGTTTGCTGTAGGCACTGAAAATGGAGTTGTGACAACAAACACTGGAGCATTTACGGCATCAGACAGACGATTAAAAACAAATATAACTGAAATAGATGAACAATATGCCAATGACCTGATAGACGGATTAAAACCATCAACATACACAATGATAGATGGCAAAAGAACTCACAGCGGATTTATAGCAGATGAAGTTAAAATGACTGCTGAGAAAGTTTTGGGTACGGTAGATGATTTTGCCGCATATGCAACAGTTCAAATTGATGAAGATAAAAAAGACTATGCTGCATTGCGGTACGAGGAGTTTATCGCACCTTTGACGAAATATTGTCAGTGTTTAAAAAGAGATTTAAAGCAGGAAATAGAGAGCAACAGACAACTGCAGTCTGAACTTCTAAAACTGCAGTGTGAAGTTATGACAATAAAAGCAAAATTGGAGGAAAAATAATATGGTTATAATGAGAAAACGCAGAGTTAAATCATCAGATAAATTTTAGAAAGGGGGCAGTTCATGAACATACCGGTAACATTGAATGTAAAATCTGCTAATGCAATACCTGTAATATCTTGTATGCAGGGAGATACACCTACCCTTGTTTGTACGATAATGAACGATACGGAAAAATTTGTCATTAATAAAGCTGAATTTGATTTGTGTGTTTGCGAGGGTGAAACGGCTAAGCATAAAGCAGTAACGATAAATGCAAGTACAAACGGAAATACTGTCAGTGTCAAAATGACAAAGAATGAAACTGATGAAGCAGGAGATATAAAACTTTGTATCAGATTTTCAAATACAAAGAATAACACTGTGATAAGTACATTTCCGTTTATCCTTAAAGCTACTCAAAATCCATCATATACTGCTGCAGGGCAGATGGATGATGTGAGTGCTTTGACTGATTATGTGGCAGAGGCAAAGAAGTATGCTGATAGTGCAAAGGAGACAACAGCAGATGTTAGCACATTGGCACAAAAAACAACAGAGAAAGCACAAGAGGCAGAAAGTTCAGCGACTGCTGCAAAGGAGAGTGCTAATATAGCAGGCAATAGAGCAACAGAAGCACAGGAAGCAGCAGCGGCAACATTAAAGAGTTCAAGTACGGCAACATCTGCGGCTGAATATACAGCAAGTTGTCAGAAAGAGATAGAACAACTTGCATCTGAAGTTGAAAATAATTCAAACATTGCAAAATCTTATGCTGTTGGAGAAACATCGGCGAGAGATAATGAAGATATTGACAATGCAAAATACTATTCAGAGCAGGCAAAAAAATATGCGAATGAAGCAAAGGACATAGTCGGCAGTAATTTCATAACTCAAGCTGAGAAAGGTGTTGCTGGTGGTGTAGCTGAATTAAATGATAACTTGGCAGTGGCTAAAGCAGTTGCAGATGAAGATGGTAACAATATTCAAGGTACATATGCTAAAAAGACAGAAATAGCAGAAGTTATAGAAGTTGACAGCGAGTTATCGACAACAAGCACAAATCCAGTACAGAACAAAGTAGTAACTGCTGCAATTAACAGTGCAAGTTATCAGGCAGGGGTGGTGAATGGTAAATTAGAACAGTTGCAGGCACAAGGCAAAATACCAAACGGCATTGCAAACAATCTTGTTACGACCGAAGAGGGATATGCACTTGACGCAAGGCAGTTGAATAAAAGTGTGGCGGGCAGTTTCGCCGAGAGCGTTGATAAAAGTATCTCTGCGATAAATAACAGTTTAAACGATATAATTAGCGATTCCATTAGCTTTACGATTCCATACCATCAAATTTGGTTATCTTTTTTTAGAATTGGAAACTTTTGTTTTGTAACAACTACACATATCTGTACCGGGGGATCATGGGCAACTGGCGATATTTTTGTTGCTGAACAGTTTAGACCGACTGAAAATACATCTATTCCAAACGGATATGTTGAAGTAAGAAATGATGGTACAGTTGCAGGATTACAAGAAGGCGGAAATACTACACATTATGGATATGTAGTATATAAATGTACAAGCTAGAACTCTTTCCAAGATGTCCACGCACTTGTATCGTGACGATATGTGCGTGTAAATAATCGCTCTGCTCCCCAAAAAGGCATATATATCTGTTTGGTAAGTGGAACAGATCCCCCTCCGTATGGAGCAAAATATAATCCGCTGTAATATAGACAAATTAAAAAGCCATGTCTTTCAGTTCCGCTAGGAGTATTCGTACCGTTGATTATGAAATATTTAGCAGTAGAACCAACAAGACCGTTTATGTCACCGCCACTTTGCTGTAGATTTATCTTCGTTAAACTGTTATTTAACAAAGAGAAAATAAAATAAACCATTCATTAAAGAGCTTCATAGCTCTTATTTTTATACAAAGAAAAGAAAGGAATAAAAACATTATGAAAATTTTATTAAAAGACAACACAGAACTTACCGTTACCGAAAGCAGCACAGCAACAAAAATCACAGCAGATTTTTCTTCTGCTGAAGATATTGAAAACTTCCGCAAGAAACTGACTGACGAAAATCTGTCAGCATTTAGGTACATAAAAGACGATACTGGCGAAATCATAGGCGAGTACAAAAATTATACTTTTGAAACAGTGTCATATCTGTATTCAGAGGAAAAGAGTGTTTTTGAATCGTCATTTAACATCCGTCAGCTCAGCACTATAGAGGTGAGACTTGCGGCAGTTGAAGTAGGGCAGACTACTCAGAATGATGCCATTGCCGAGATGTCAGAGGTTATTTATAGTGAATAGAAAGGGGGTGGACGAGATGGCGAAATTTTGGTCTGAGAGAATTGCATACGATTTGAATCGTATCGACGAAGTTCCGACAAAATTAAGAGAAAAAGTAAAAAAATACATCGAACAGCAGATTGAAGCTTAGGCTTCTTTTTTTAATGCCTAAAGGCAGGAAAGGAGACACAAATGGCAGCATACGCAATAGAAATAATAATAGCAGTTATTTCAATGCTCGGCACAGCGAGTGGAGCATATTTTGCAAATAAAAAATCAACGGTTCTTGTAGCATATCGCTTGGAGCAGTTGGAGAAAAAGCAGGATGTACATAATCAGGTAATCGACCGGGTTTATGAGCTTGAAAAATCCGTAGCTTTAAATTCGGAAGATATAAAAATGGCAAATCATAGAATAGAAGATTTAGAAAAGAAATAAGGAGGTTTTTATTTATGTTTAAAAATTGTGTGTTGAAGGTAAGTGTTGATACTCAGAAATGGGTGAAATCTGCGACAGTCAGAGCGATTAAAACAATGGCTCAGACTGCAGTTTCTGTAATCGCAGTTGGAAGTACAGTGGCAAATGTTGATTGGAAACTGGCAGCATCTTCGGCAGTAGTAGCCGGAGTTGTAAGTATTCTGACATCAGTTGCAGGACTTCCGGAAGTAAAGTGTGAGGAATAGAATAAATAAGAATGTAAAGTACATGGAAAGTGAGGAAAAAATAAT